TGCAAGTGGATATTCTACGGCAGTCAAAAACGGTACAAGAGTGGTGGTGATTGGACGATGAAAATTTTAGCAACAGATAATTTAACTGGAATCACGAAAGAAGTGGAAGTTGACGAAACCCTAATCCTTCAACCAATTGAAACAATCCAAGAACCAACCATTGAAGAAAAAGTAGAACAAATGCAGACAACGCTATCAACGGTGGTGGATACATTGGCAGAAATCGTGGGGGGAGTGTAAATGGATAAGGTAGTAGAAACATTAAAGAAGATAACCGATAAACTTAAATCCGACAAGGACAAGAAAGATGCGGTTATCAAGGAGTATTCCATCAAAGACAAAGGCACTTACACAAGCAGAGAGATTAGATAGAATAGAACGGACATTAAACATCAAATAAACAACATTGGAGGGGCATAATTATGACAGAAATCATAGAAGCAGTAAGGGATATAGTAAGTCTAATCTTAATTCTAATGACCTTGGTATCAGCAATACTAGTAAAGACAGGCAAGTTTTGGGAGTGGGTTGCCAAAAAAACAAACCGTTATTGCCCAAACATGTGCATCATTGAAATAACAAAGAAACTATCAAGGGCTTCACTGGGAGCCATGATATACAACACATGCAACCAGTGTCTAGATCAAGGGTATATGTCTCCCAGAGATCGAGAGTGGGTCATTGAAAACTATGAAATTTATGAAGAAGCCGAAGGAAACGGCAAGGTAAAGGATGCGTACTATAGGTCATTGGACCTACCACCACATTAATATTTTTAAGGAGGACTATTTCATGAAACAACTACTACAACTCTACTGGGTAGATATCATAACTTGGCTTGTCATAATCGCAAGTCTTATCGCGTTATGGTATCTGCGCAAAATCCCACTAGTCAAAAAGATTCTGTACGCGTTGGTAACCGAAGCGGAAAAGAAGTACGGAAGCGGAACAGGTGACATCAAGTATGCTACCGTTATCTCGATGTTTTATTATCGCATGCCCTGGATGATCAGAATTGCATTTACCCAGGAACTATTATCTAAGCTGATTGAGGAAGCTGTTATTAAATTAAAGATTGAATTATCGAGCGGTATTAATTTACTGGGTTACGATGCAGAGATTTATGATCCGGAATTGAAGGAGTAATGATATGCAGACTGTAAAAGACTATCTGGCAAAGGTCAATCAATCAAGAGGAGGTTGGTACTGGCTCGGCACTTATGGCAACCTCGGCACTCAATCGTTATGGGATCAAAAGGCTAGACAGGAAGGAATCGAGGACTGGTATGTCCGTCATGCTGATGCGAGAGTCAAAGGACTTGGCAAGAAGGTTTTCGACTGCATTGGCATCGACAAATATGCACGATGGGTTCAACCCGATGGTTCAGTTCCCTACATCAAATCAACCGACTGGAATCAGGAAACTTTATTTACCAATGCAAAGGCAAAGGGTATGAAGTGGGGAGTAATTTCCACCATTCCAAATGTACCCGGAATCATGGTATATCTAAAAGGTCACATCGGAGTATATCTTGGCAACGGAAAGATTCTAGAGGCCCGTGGTGGTGCGTATGGTGTCGTGGAAACCACAGTAGCAACAAGAAATTTTACTCATTGGTTTTATAACCCATTTATAGATTATGAAGGAGGAACAGTTGAAATGTCAAATCAAGTAGAAGCATGGCAGAAAACACTAAACACTCGTGGGGCAAATCCTGTGCTAGATGTTGATGGAGATTTTGCAGACAAATCATTAAACGCAAGCAATGCTCTTGTTAAAAAGCTAGATACCGAAATAGCATCTCTCAAGAAGCAGGTGACTGACTTGACAAGCTCGAAAAAGCTGCTTTCAGATAATTTAGTAAATACAAATGAAGCTTTGTCGGATTGCAAGGAGCTGATAGACATCAAAGAACGTGCAAACGCATCCTATGTTGAGAGAAACGCCATCTTGAACAACTCGGTAGAAAGGCTTGAAGCGGAGAAGACAGCTGACAAGGAATATATCAACCAGCTGTACTCTGAGAACTTGTCTTTAAAATCCGAACCGGAAAAGCCTATAGAGGTCATACCGCCAGTTGTGATTAAAGTAGCGGATGCGACAGTGGGCGAACTGCTTGGTGCAATATGGAGCAAAATCAAAGGTTTATAATAACAATTTTAAAAGCCCCAACTATCGTAATGGTAGCCGGGGCTTTTTTGAGTTTTATAATACCCCAAAAATACCCCACTTATTTTAAAACCCCACTTTATTTATAAATATTAAAGTCCGCAAACCCTTATAATCATTGAGTTTATAAAGCTAAAATTTATATAGATTCTGCTTTGGGAGCAGGATGTCGCACGTTCGAATCGTGTCACCTCGACCAACTAGACTAAGAGCCTTACAGGATAGCCGTTTTCGGACTTCGTGTGAGGCTCTTTTTTGTTGCTATTTTTTAGTGTTTTCTGTGTAAAATACCCCATAAATACCCCACTGATAATTTAGCCACGTTTAATAATATCGGATTCATTGTTTTTTCCGATCATTTTGCTCATTGTTTCACTTATAATTTTGGAACTGTTATTATCTCGCTTGACCGCATGTGCATAGGTATGTGCCGTATCCATGCGACTAGAATGCCCCACAACACGTTGTAATTCCGACAATGGCAATTTATCTATCATAAGGCTTACGAAACCGTGACGCAGCTCATACAGGGTTAATTTGATACCTGTATCCTTTATGAGTCTGCTCCATGCCCGGGAGAGATATCCGGAATTGCTTGGCTCACCATCACGAGTCGGAAATATATAATCTGAATTTATTTTTTCAGATTTTAAAAATGCCTTATTTAAGTTTATAATCTCCAGCATTACCGGATTTATATCGAGTGTTCTTGTGGCACTTTTAGTTTTGCCATCTGATATGTCATACTTGGACCGCGTTTCAGATACTTTGATTTTGCTCTGTTTGATATCGGAATACTTTAAACCGCACGCTTCGGACGGTCGCATGCCGGTAACTAAAAGCCATTGAAAACAGTAATAATAGTGAGTGCCTTTCATACGTTCCCATATTGCAGACAATTCCTCCTGCGTACCTGCACGCCTGGGCCTTGTCTTTGGAGCCTTTGGCAGACTTACATCCTCGCTTGGATTTTCTCTTATGGTCTTTTTAATCTTGCGTTCATATTCCAGATAGGCATGCATCACTTTTCTGATATGCTTCAGTGTCGATTTAGACAGCGGAGATCCATCGTTCTTTTTTGCATGCGTCAAAACAGTCTGAATATTAAAAGGCAATATTCTCGACAACATTATATTCCCTATGATTGGCAGTATATACCACTTGGCAAGCTGCTCATATTGCGTTTTGGTGGCTTTGGACTGAGTAGATACATAATCTTCCAGGTAATTGGCAAAACCCACGCAAAAGGGTACGTCCTGCCCAAAATTACCGTTGTATAGTTCGAACTTCTGTTTGCATTCCTTTGCTGTGGTACCATAAAAATATTTTCTGACACCATTCACTTGCTTGCACATGCGATAGCCGTCTTTCCATTTCATGGGTTTGGTCATGGGTTACCTCACTATATCAATCATCTTGGTAAGTTTTTCTAAATCTTCGGCAGACATTGATTCTATTTTGTGAATAATAACTCTTGCCTGTTGCGATACATGATTGGGAGTGTATCCGGTAATTAACCAAGTAATGTCAACACCTAATATTTTAGCCATCCTTTTGATAACAGAGGTCTTTGGATCGTGAGTCGCATTTTCATATTCCGTTATCATACTTTTTGAAACATTTATCAGCTTTGCAAATTCTGATTTATTGTATCCTGCATTAATGCGCGACAATGTAAGTCTTTTAGCAAAGTCAATTAATTCAATGTCTATTTCACGCTTTATCATAATGTTACCTCCATATTTGAATGATAATACCATTTCTTTACTTTGTCAATAAAATCAAAAAAATAATTTGATAAATCGAAAAAATACTATTGACAAACAATATATTGTTCTGTATACTGAACAAAAAAGTAAGAAAAACAAAACTTAAACACAGGAAAAGGAGGTGATGTAAATGAATGTGCAAGCAAGACCCCATGCTTTATTGATTGGCAGATTGGCGGAAAATTCCATTACTCAGGAACAACTTTCTAAAAACATAGGAATGGCACCGTCGACTCTCAATCTTAAACTATCGGGCAAGTCGGAATTTACTGTTAAGGAAATCAATAAGATATGCAAAGAACTGAAAATCGAACCTGAAAATCTGCACTCTTATTTTTTTTAGTTTGAAACTGATATTTTTTTAATATTTCAGTTTGGAAAACAAAACAAATAGTAAAATAAAACAAACACAAATCAACGTCAGCATGGCTCTTCAAGTGCAAGGACGGGACATATCGAACATAAAGAACGACCAGTACAATCCCTGGCGGATCTAATGTTGAAAATAACAAACAAAATTGAATTCGAATACAAAGGAGAAAAACAATGCCAGAAAAATTTAATTACAAGATAGTAAAAGAAGATTTGAGTGGATGCATTGGACACTGTGGAACAAATGAACGGTTTTATGTCATTGCAGAACCAATACAGCAAACAATGCATTGAATCCTTAAACTGAAGTAACGCATAAAAAGTTTGTTTTCCTAATTCTTCAAGTTCGTCCTGCGTTACTGGATCGTCTGAAGCAGTTTCTCTATTAAATTTAATCTCAGTCTGAAAAGTTTCAACTGCTTCTTGAAGTTTAGATTCCAGAATATCTATATTACTCACATAAATCACCTCCCTTCTTTAGGGAGATTATAACAAACAACAGTCATTAATAACACAAAATAAAAATTAAGGAGAAAAGATTATGAGCAGTTTAACTAGAACAATATCCAGGAGCAAGAGCAGATTGGGCTGGGAGCCAAAGGCATGGGAAAAAATTGCACTTAGCGCAGCTGAGTTTCTGAGAAAAAAGGCAGAGAAGAAAGAGGCAAGAGTTGCCGCAAAGCTTGCAATCAAAAATGCTTCAATAAAACCTGTTAAACCTAAAAGGGCTAGAACGAAAAAAATAAACCACTGCGACTAACAGTGGTTTTTCCCATTGCCGGAGGGGCAATAGAAAGGATATCACATGAATAATGATATCACAATTTTCAACAACAATCAATTCGGACAGGTTCGCACAATAGTAAACAATGATGAAGTGTGGTTTGTGGCCAAAGATGTATGTGATTGTTTAAAACATTCAAATTCAAGGGTTGCAATTTCAAGACTTGATGAAGATGAAAGGGGAGTAAGTAAAGTTTACACCCTTGGTGGAAATCAAGACATGCAAATTGTCAGTGAAAGCGGAGTTTATAACCTGGTATTTACAAGCAATCTTCCGGAGGCTAAACAATTCAAACGCTGGATCACTCATGATGTAATACCAAGTATCAGAAAAAATGGAATGTATGCGACACCGCAAACAATTGACCAGATGCTTAACGATCCGGATGCGATAATTTCTTTATTACAACAGGTAAAAAGAGACCGTGAAGAAAAGTCGAAGCTTCAGACACAGATTGACCAGCAGAAACCAAGGGTTTTATTCTCGCGATGTGTCGAAGGCTCTGATTCAGCAATCCTTGTTGGAGACCTTGCCAAGCTGATAGCACAAAACAAAATTGAAATTGGACAGAATAGGTTATTTCGGTGGATGCGTTTAAACGGTTATCTGATGGCATACGGAAACAGTTACAACACTCCGACACAACGAAGCATCGAGCTTGGAGTATTGGAGATGAAGGAAAGGATAATAAACTATCCTGACGGCAGATCCATGACAACCATCACGCCGTATGTCACCGGCAAAGGCCAGGTATATTTTGTAAACAAGTTTTTAAAGGAATATCAAAAAGAGGCGGAGGGATAAAAATGATAACAATAACTCCAACATTGAAGCAAGCCATAAAGGGGGCGGGATATACCGGTCAGACATTGGCACCGTTGATTGGATTATCTCCACAGAGTTTTTCACAACGGAAGCGCGGAACAGCTCCCTGGCTGCTTGATGAATGCTATCAGATACTTGATGTTCTGGAGATTCCCAGACAAAAAATATATTTATATTTTACAGGAGGTGAACCAAATGAAAAAAAATAAAGTATTCAGCAAGGTAAGATGCAGAGAAATATTAATAATGAAACGCAGATGGAGCCGTTCAAAGCAACGTGAATATGAAACTGGCTCATGGTATGACGAATGCGAAGGCAAGACCAAAGAAGAAATACATAACGATACGCCCTACGGCGTCGACGAAGATTGGATGGTGGAAGTATGAAAAATTTATGGTTAGAAGAGGCTGAACGCAAAGCAAAAAACGTTATTGGCAAAGGCAAGACAATTATATTGGACGGCACCGCAACACTTGGATTGCTTTCGGTCACCGATTATCTGGTGAATCACCACGGATACACATATGTCCGACCAATAAAGAAAGGATGATAATAGCATGAAAAAAAACAACCCGAACTCAGGCACCGTATCTAAAATCCGTGGATACAGTCCAATTAAAACGGACTTCATGGAAGCGTGCCAAGACAGACGAACAAGCGAGGCGGTAAAAGAGGACAATCGGACGTACTTTGTTGCGATGATAATCCTTGCAATTATTCTTATTATTTTTCTGTCAATCAATGCAAAACAGAATCAAGAAATCAAGGCATTTGAATCCATGAAGGTGAGCACATCGGTGACACTGCCGGTAAAATCGGCGCCGATCGTGACACCACCACAGACCGAAATATTGGCACAGACCTTTGAAGTTTTCACCGTTACAGCTTATTGCTCGTGCAGTAAATGTTGTGGTAAATCAGACGGCATCACTGCAAGTGGAATAAAGGCGTTTGAGGGAGTTACGATAGCTGCTGACTGGAATATATTGCCTCTTGGCACAATTGTTGAAATAGAAGGTGTGGGGCGCCGTATCGTACAGGATAGAGGTGGTTCAATAAAAGGGAACAGAATTGATTTGTTTTTCAGAGATCATAAAACCGCACTTGCATTTGGACGTCAAGAACGATGGGTGACAGTTATTAAGGAGGCGACGAAGTGAATACATTTTATGTTTATTTAAGAAGTGAATCTAATTTGTGGACCGTTGGATATTATGAACCACTTACAGGAAAATGGCAATCAGAAAGTGACTGGAACTCTCCTGAAGAAGCAGCTGCCCGCGTACATTATCTTAATGGAGGGCGTAGCAATGGATAAAGAAGAAATACTGAAAATGTGCGAATCCATACTTCGAGACATTCACGAATGCGACAAAGTATATCTGCATGTGGACAGGATCAAATCAATTATTAATAGAAGGGTGCAACCGTGCGAATTTTGTTTATTAACTGAAAACAATATGAAAAAGCCTTTTGCCTTGAAATTCGCAGTTTACTGTGATTACTGTGGCAGAAAACTGGAGGTGCCGGAATGAATAAAATAAAACATATTTTCAGTATTCCAAAATTCATTCAAGACTGCAAAAAGGTCGGATATCCGGCCGGATCAATATTAAAGGACGTAGAGCGATGGTGCATACATCAGGGCAAGTCAGTAGTACTTAGTGAGGATAACCGCACCGGACATATAGTGGGTACCGAATTATTGGTAAACAAAGATTGGTGTGAGGTGATAAACATTGAATAAAATATATCCAAAACCAAATGAATTAAAGGTTATCTCTGACGGTCCCAACATCCGGTTGATTCCGACAGATCAATTTATCTATAGATGCCTGGACAAATACTACGGAAAAGAAGCATGGCAATGCCGCATAACCGAGCAATCAGCAGAGATAACTATCATGTCTGAGGACTTCAGTTGGATCCGGAGGGAGCACAGGACATTGCCGGAGGCTGCATTAACTTATGGAATCGGCAAGGAGCTAAATACAAACTTCCATATAACAGGCTCAAAACCCTATATGAACCCTTTATATGTGTCCAAAATCAGCTATAAAGAGGGGAAAATAGCGAGCTGGGTTATAAAGTCCGGAAATGAAATTGTGCCGATAGCAATTGGTTCACATTTGAAAATTGAAACACCGCCGGAAACAGAGCAAAAACCCACAAAAACCGATGAAGAACCCATACAAACAGACTCAAACATCGATAAAACCATTAGTAAACAACAAGCAGCACATTTAATTAAATATGCATTCAAATTGTATAAGGATGATGCTAAGAAAGTTCTTCAGGACATCATGGATCATCTTAAATATCCAAAGCAATTGGTTGACATTAAACAAAGTGATTATGAAAACACCTTACGAGGTGTTGATCAATGGGCAACAAGGATAAAAAAGCCGGAGGGTGTAAAAAATGAGTGAATATGAATTTGAACAGATAAACAAGCTCCGGGATGAAGGCAATAAGGATGAATGTGTCAATTGCGGTGGTAAAGCACATCATACACATCATGTTTTCTTCGGTCCAAATCGTAAACACAGTGAAAAGTATACTCTTACAATCAGATTATGTTTTTGCTGCCATCAGCTGATACATAAAAATGCTGACCTGGCTCTTCATTACAAAAAGATATTTCAAAGGATTTTCGAGCTTAAATACAGCCATGAAGAGTTTATGGATATCTTCGGGAGAAACTACCTATGATTATGCACGAAATGCGAAGTTTGGTTACAGCATTGGCAACTGCAATTGATGAACTGGTTGTTGATGGCAGGAAGTACGCTCAGGCTGATCACGATTACCGTGTCGCCCTGACCAAGGAAATAATGATACAGAGGTCAAGAGGAACACCGGCAACAATAATGTCAGACATATGCAGGGGCAATCCTCAAATCGCTTCATTAAGACTGGACAGGGACATTTCAGAAACACTGTATAAATGTAAGCTGGAGGCTATAAATGCAATAAAACTGCAAATCAGGGTGATGGAATCCCAGATAGAGCGTGAATGGGGCAGAAACGACAATTAAATAACGACTTACGAGTTAGAAGGAGGTAACTATGGCCGAAAGAAGAATGTTTGCAAAAACAATAATCGACAGTGATGTTTTTCTTGATATGCCGCAATCTACGCAGCTGTTATATTTTCACTTATCGATGCGAGCCGATGACGATGGATTCATCAATAAAGCAAAAAATATCATGCGTACAGTCGGGTGTAAAGATGATGATATGAGCATCCTGATTGCTAAGAAATTCATCATTCCATTTGAAACCGGGATTGTTGTAATCAAACATTGGAAAATTCACAACTACATACAAAAAGACCGGTACGTCGAAACCAAGTATAAAGACGAAAAATCCTTTCTGGAACTGGATTCCAACAATGCTTATCGACTGCCAAATCATGACAATAATAACCCATGTATACATTATGGATACATGTTGGATACACAGGTTAGGTTAGGTAAGGATAGGATAGGTAAGGATAGGTTAGGAGAGGTTACTATTTTGTCCGAACCGGTTCCCGATTCCGGACCAAAAGTAATTTCATTAATTCTCAATACAAAAAAAGAATATCCAATATTTCAAAAACAAGTAGATGAATGGCAGTCTTTATATCCAGCTGTAGAAATTATTTCTGAATTAAGAAAGATGCTTGGTTGGTTAAATGCCAATCCAACAAAACGAAAAACTAAACATGGAATTCTTCGTTTTGTAAATAATTGGTTGGCAAAGCAACAGGATAAGGGACATGTTACAACAGGTCAAACAGCTGCGGAAAGGATAAGAGATTTATGACAAGAGAAGAAACAAAAAACATCCTTGCATACATAAGCACTGTATATCCAGAACGCATGATTGGTGAGGTAAGTAAATTAAAAGTTGATATCTGGGCAGACCTCATGAAAGACATGGACTATGCTGAAATAAAGAAAGCACTTAAGCGTTGGGTATCAACAGAGAAGTATCCACCAACGATAAGTGAATTACGCAGCTCCGTAGCAAGCGAGAAGATGGGAGACGCTGACAGTCCTGAAGAGGCATGGGGAGAAATACAAAAAGCTGTACAGAAATTCGGGTATATAGACAAAGAAGGTGCGCTTGCTTCGTTAAATCCTGTTTGTCGCAGAATTGTAGAGCGTTTCGGGTGGCAATATTTCTGCCAGATGCCTATTGATGAAATAAGCACCTATTATGCACAGTTTCGCAATGCATACACAGCTGAATGGAAAAAGGAAAAAGAACGGATCCAAATCCCAATCGAGGTCCAAAAACTTACCAGTGGGATGTTCAAGCCATTAACCGGTATCCCGGCAACCACATCAAGCGAAGCAACAAACGTGGCAAATTTTGAGCAAAGACAATATTCAGATGATTATCTAGATTCATTATTGACAGACATTACAAAATTAGTAAAGGAGGAACCACCAATTGAATAAATCAATATTAATGGGACGACTTACCAGGGATCCTGATTTAAGAACAACACCACAGCAGGTGCCGGTTGCAACTTTCACTATTGCAGTCGAACGCAAGTACAAAGATGCAAGTGGAGAACGCAAGGCGGATTTTATAAACATAGTGGCCTGGAGGAATCATGCAACCTTTGCCGGCAAGTATTTTAGCAAGGGTATGAAAATAGTCGTGGTAGGCAGCATGCAGACTCGCACCTATACCGACAAGGACGGCAAGAAGGTGTATGTCACAGAAATAATCACAGAAGAGTTGGATTTTGCAGAAGGCAAGAAGTCAGCTGATAACAACTATCACCCGGAGGCACCGGAGGATCAGAACAATGATGATGGATTTCTGGGTATAGACGAAGACGACGACACTACTTTGCCCTTCGACCTGTAAACAAAAATAATAAATAAGGAGAAAGATTATGAATTTTGAAGAAGAACGGTCAATAAAAGAAAACCTGCTAGACCAGGTTAAAAAAGACGGCAACCATTTAGAGCCGATTGCAACATATTGCATTGAAAACCTTATAAACACCCCTGAAAACCGCGAAAAACTGTTGAAGAAGCCACTGAAAGAGTGCTGGAACCATATTACAAGAGGAGCTAAAAAGGTTGCAGTAAACAGTGCTGCAATGGTTGATTCAAATGAAGTGTTCGGATGGGTGCGGGAGTTTTATCAGATATCCGACCTGACAGTAGTGGTAAAGCAACCGGAGGCTGAGAAATCGAAGACTGTAAGCATTTTTGATTATATGTGAGGTGGAACATGGCAACAAATGAATACGAGCGCGACAGACTTATGAACCTGGTGCCGGCAACACTTCCCGAAGAGATAGACCAGTGGTTGATTGATGAATGCCTAAAAGAACATCATTACATGTTTTACGACAAATCAACTGACGATGCCTATTGCAGCCATTGCAACAAGCTTATGGACAAAAGGAATCTGACAGCAAGGATTGCAAAGCACAACACACATGGCGTCTGTCCGGAATGCGGTCACAGCATAGCATATGTCTGTGTTGGAAGATTCAAGAGAAAATATATGAAAGAGGATATATTTCAAATTAGGGTTATGCAGAGGACTTTGGACGGGATAGTTATCCGGAGGTTTGAATTGGTCCGGTCATTTGCAAAGGAGGAAGTCAGATATTTAAAACAGTCTCTTAAATGGTGTGAGCTTCAAAGGATGTTCAACGATGGTGAAACAAGTAGGAATTACAGACATATTTTTTCATACTATTCACCGGATCAAGACTACTGGACTGAAAGTAAAAAAACAGATTACACAACATTGTCGGTTCCGTATGGTTGGTCAAAACAAATAGACTTATTCGAATATCGCGCAAATGTGTTCGACGTGCTTTCCACCTCTCCGCTTAAATACGCAGCAAAGGGAAGGGACTTTAATTATTACGGTGGATGGCTAAAGCAGTGTGAATATCTTGAGAAGATGGGTATGAAAGCACTGGTAGATGATATTATATTTGGCCGGAGGGGCGTGCTTAATTTCAAGGCTGCAACAATCGAGAAGTTTTTAAGGATCCCGAAGGAATATCTGAAAATGGCCAAGGACAATAACTTTTGTTTTTATGACCTGAACAACCTCAGGTGGCTGCTTAAAGAAAAATATCCAAAGATAACACCAAAAATAGTAAATAACCTGTACACCATAAAAGATGTCTTTACCGAAATAAGAGAGATAGTGCCTCATGTAAAATTCACTGAGTTTTTAAATTACTCAAATAAAGAAAGTTCTACTTTAAGATCACGCTATTATTATGACTATCTTGATTTCTGCAAAAAGCTCAATTATGACCTAACAAGTAAAGAAGTGTTATATCCGCATAATCTCGATGAAGCTCATGACCGCGAGATGAAAAGAGTAAAAGTTGTAACAGACAAACAAAAGGCGCAAAAGATAGCTAATATACTTCAAGAATCCGCAAAGAAACATAATTTTGCTACAAACGAAATATTCATCAGAGTACCCAAAACCATGAAAGAAATTATTGATGAGGGCGCAGCTCTTACACATTGTGTTGGTAACTATTGCGACCGTGTGGCTGATGGGCTGACAATGATCTTATTTGTCAGAAAACAGGCAGAACCTGATATTCCGTTTTACACAGTAGAGTTCCGAGACAATAAAACAATCCAGATCAGAGGCAAGAGGAATATTCCACCTACTCCTGAGGTGGCAGAGTTCATGAAAGAGTGGGAGAACCGAAACAAGAAGAAAACAAAACAAAAAATAAAGGTGGCTATATAGCCGGGAAGGAAAGACTATGAACGACATAACAGACACATCATTATACAACGAGGCTATGGAGCTTCATCAAAAGATACTGGCAAACGGACTGACTGCCGCTAATTCGATAGTGGAGATGTGCAAAGGTTTGAAGCAGATGCGCGACCGCAAGCAGTACATACACCTTGGATATGACTCATTCGATGATTATTCAGAAAAGGCATGCGGAATAAAGGCAAGACAGGCATACAACTATATTTCGACACTTGAAAACCTTGGCCAGGAGTTTTTGCAATCGAATGCAAACTGGGGAATAACCAAGTTAAAGCTACTTTCTGACATTCCTGAATCAAAAAGGGAAGAAATACTGGAGAACAATGATATATCTGAAATGAGCACCCGGGAGATGAAGGACCTTGTTGCGGAGCTGACAAAGGCACAGGAGCAGATTTCATTTCTTCAAGAGGACGTTGGCCGGAAACAGGAAGACACAGATACAGCTATAGAAGAACGCAAAAACCTTGAAAAAGAGGTAGAAACCCTGCAAAAACAGATAGAAACACTTAAAAACAGCCCGGTAACTCCGGTACCAACCGACCTGAAAGAAGATTACGAGGCAAAGAGCAAGGAAAAAATAGAGAAAGCAGTACAAAAAGCCAAGGAAGAGGCTGAAAAGACCATCAAAAAGGCTAAAGAAGATGCAGAAACGGACAAAAAGAAGGCAGTTGAGGATGCAAAAAGCAAAATAACCGAAGATTACAAGCAGGAGATGAACAAGATAGCCAGAGAAAAGGAAGAATCGTTACTTCGGGAAAAGGAACTGGAAAAGAAGCTTTCACTTGCATCCGGTTCACAGGCGATAATAATCGACCATCTTTTCGGTGAATTCAGCACAATAACAGATAAACTCTTTGCAGCAATCGATAAGCTGCCGGCAGATGAGAGGGCAAAGTACAACTCGGCATTATCCAAATATCTGACCATGATGATAAAGTCCATTCCAGAAACAAAGGCGCCGGAGGTAGTAAACGCTATTGAAGCGGCACAAATGGAAATAACAGAAGATGTCGAGAATCCCGAGGAGGTAGACGACGATGGAGAGTAAGACCGGAGGGAGCAAACCACAGGATTTAACGAAGATCACCAGATATTTAAACGAGCGGATTAATTTCTGCATAATCAAGGATAACAGACAGACCAAGGAGACATACAAGGAACTTTTGAATAAGTTTGAAGCTGGAGCATTTGAATTTGATACTGAAAATCGAGATTACAGGCAGGACATCACCGAGGGTAAGCGATTCGGATTCTGTAACGATTGTATTAACCTTATGCAGGTAGAATCAGATTCATGTAACGAGTGTTTCGAATCTCATACCAAGTGCAACTACAAGCCAAAGAAAGTGCCGGAGGTACAAAATAAATATGAAAGCGAAATAAAAAGGTGTGATAAGTGCCCACACAAACGAGAGGTAAGAGCGGTACCAAATTTCACATTTTGGGGATGTTATTGCAACCCGTACAAGGGCAAATGGATTATTGAAATCAAAGAGTGTCCAAAGAACGTGCCGGAGGTTTGATTATGAATTTATATTGGGTTAGCGGATGCGAATATCAATATGGAGTTTTTATTTTCACCACATCAAGAAACAGGGCTAAGAAGCTTGCGGTTGGTCAATTTAATGACAGTGATACATATACAGACATGAGATGCCAGACATTAAAAAAAGACGTAGGCGGCAGGGAAACAGTTGTTGATTGTGATTTAGATGAAGATTACCGAAGAGTCACTGAATTGGGATTTGGATTTCAGGAGGGAGAATACGAAGAATGAGTAAGCGAAATAGACAATTAATACGAAGAGCAGAGCGAGAAAAAAACAATCCAAATTTTTCTCCTTATGTAAAACACAGGAAGCATGTAAGCGGATTAAACAAGATGCCTGACATTGATTATGCATCTAATCCTGGATTAGCTATGGCAGAGGGAATGGCATTGCTACAAATGATGGCAAACAGCAGGAAAAAGAAACGAGAAAAGGAGAAAAGAGATGAAACCGATATTATTTAACACAGAGATGGTAAAAGCCATACTGGATGGCAGAAAGACTGTAACAAGAAGACCATTAAAGCAACCTTTTGAAATTCATCCAAATGGATATATAACAAAACCGAGAGGGAATGAAAGACTTTGTCCATATGAACCTCAATACCAAAGAGGTGACATCCTTTATGTCAGGGAAACGTGGCAACATGAAATTGAACACGCATGGAGATTTAATTACAAAGCAACAGACAACGGATTAAAATGCGGTAAATGGCGTCCATCAATCCACATGCCAAAGAAAGCAGCAAGGATATTTCTTAAGGTTACTGATGTTAGAGTTGAGAGAGTACAGGCCATAAACAGTCAAGGGCATCATGATGATGTACTGAAAGAGGGAATTACAGTCCAATTATCAGAACTTGATTGTGGATATACTCCTTCTCATAAGTTCAGAGATATATGGCAAAACTTATATGGTGATTGGGATGCTAACCCTTGGGTATGGGTATATGAATTTGAGGTGGTTCCGGAGGTGCAGAATGATAATTGAAATCGGGAAATTAAACGAAACCGAAACAGTATGTACGTTATGCAAGATACGAAAAGCTACTGTGTTATGCGACTTCCCGGAATCAAGAAGTCATTTTGCAGGGCATCCACCTAAAGTTAATGGAGCAGTCAATTTGAAAGAGCCAATGAGTTGGACAAATACCTGTGATAGGCCTATGTGTGAAAAGTGTGCAATAAAGATGGACAATGAAATTCATATTTGCACTTCATGTTGCGCTAAATTAACAGAAAGGATGAATTCAAGATGAAACGAACACTAACTAATTGCGTTATGGCCAAAAAGTACGAACCTGAACAAAGAAATGGCAAATGTCTTGGAGTGGCAGGGAATACGGACGAACCGTGTTTAATCTGCATGGGATGTGAATTGTGCGAAAGCTACGAAACCGAAACAATCAGAACCTGTTATTTCTGCCAAAAGGAAATAGATGACATAACAAGCGTATCTGCAAGAATAGTACAAAGCGATGACAGCGAAATGGAAATAGAAGTTTGTAAAGAATGTATAGATGAGGTTATGGAGGATAAAAATAATGCGTAAGATTTTATTTAGGGGAAAGACTGAAGAAGACAAATGGGTTTATGGAGATTTAATTTCCAATATCTGGGGCAATATAAGGACAGGCAATCCCGACACAAGTATAATTCCTAACGATTCTGACATTACAGACGGATATGAGATTCAAGAATACATAGTTGATGTCATTCCCAAAACAGTAGGTCAATTCACAGGACTAAAAGACAAGAACGGTGCTAAGATATTTGACGGCGATATCATCCAGTACGGCAAAAACCTGTACATTGTGGAATACCACGTGGAAATAGGAGCGACAGTGTGTGTACGAACAAACGATGTTGACCACTGGCCCAGTTTCAACGTCGGCACAATTAAGCACACAATGGTTGTCGGCAATATCCACGACAATCCAGAACTGTTGGAGGTACCAGATGCCAAAAGTTAATTTATACATCCCAGAAACAGCATATGAGATACTGATCCGTTACAAATCGAACACCGGGGAGAAAAGGCAGCAGGTATTCGGCAAATCGGCAATAAAGCGGATGAAGAAAAGTGAACCATTAGAACAATTAGAAAAAATGATTAAAAACGAACAGATAAGGTTCAACGCTAATAATCCGTTTACGACATTTGGGATAGATATGTCAAAAGAATACGAAAAAACATTTAAGGAGGCAAAGCAAGATGGCTAAGTTAATAAGTACATGGGAAGAACTGGCAGAGTGCAAGTCAGAAACACATAAGCTTGACATAAATGTTGAGGGTGGCAATGGGTGGATAACTCCAAAAAAACGTACAAAAGATGACTATCACAATTACTATCTTTCGACACATACATTTTATGGTCATGAATATGTAAATTCACAAAGGGAACTTCAAAAGCGTGGCTTTGACGTTGAAATAGCAAACTGGGATGCAAAGACGGGAGGAATCAACTAATGCAAATGACAGACACTGAAATAAAACGCCGATACAAAGACGCACCAAACAAAACAGAGATAATACAAATCCTTGCTGATCTAAATGCCTGTCCAACTGTCAACATCAAAAGGATAGTGGAAGAAGTTAAAACACCGGTAAGCAATCCGATGTCACAAGCTGAACGAAAAGACCTCTATATGATGCTATACAAACAAGGAAAAACCGATAAAGAGATATCAGCAGCCGGAGGGGTATCAATGCAAGCGATATGGCAATGGCGGAAAAACAACAAGCTTTCTGACAATAAATATCCAAAAAAGCAAAACAAGCTACTGGCGCCCAAAAAGAAAGAAGTTCCGGAGGCTATTAAACCACAGCTGAAAACATGTGAAGAAGTTTTAAAGGAAATGGATGAAATAGATAGACCGGAGGCTGTAGATGTTCCTTCACCTGATCATTATTTTGGTGATAAAACCTATCCAGTAATTGAATTTCGGTCAAACTATATCTGGAAGCAAGCAAGGCTATCAGAGATACTAGAAGCGGCAGTTCATTGTATTGCAGTAGAGAAGGACATACCGTATGAATGGATACAGGAATACATTGAGATTCTTATAGACCTTGATAAATTGGAGACAGCATAGAAGCAATAGACCGGAGGGGCATAAACCAAAATAACGCAGCAGGAGGATGATTAATGACTAACGAACAATTTATAGCCAAAACACATATATCAGCCTATAAGAACTCCAAGAGAAACATAGAGCATTTAAAAGAGAAAATCGAAACATTAAACGACCGCATCAATTCCACTACATCATCAATCAAGGAGATATCCATACAATCGTCAGGCGGGACAATGAAGGATGAATGGATATGCATGCTGGCAGACATGAACAAGGATTACTGGAAGCAACAGGTAGCAGCTGAGAGAATATGTATGGTGATTGAAAACATGCTCGCATGCATTGAAGATGATATGCATCGAAGGATATTACGTAATCATTATCTGTACAATCAAACAATTGAGCTTATTTCAGTAAAGGAGCATTGCTGCTATAAGCAGACAATAAGGATCCGCAACAAAGCACTATCATCATATGCAAACAGACTTAAGAAAGATTGTCCAGAACTATTTAAAAAAGATGTCCCACAATGTCCTATTGATATGTGATATTATGTTACCATCACAAAACTTAATAAGAGCGACTTACCTTTCGAGGTGGGTCGCTTTTTTATTAGGGGCTTTTCATAGGGCTTTTCTCCTTCGCACGTTGTAGCACTCGGGTAGCTCCAAGATCATTATTTGCTTACCGGGTGCTTATTCGTGTACACAAGGAAATTGATGGGTAAGGCGAGTATCACACTTAAGAGGCAGGGTTGGATGGGGTTGCCGATGCTCGATGGTAGGTACATGGCACAGGCATTCTCTTATAAGTTCTACAACGGCACACAGTGGCGTAAGACAAGCAAGGCATATGCGATCAGTGTACATCTACAGTGTGAGAGATGTGGACAGCCAGGCAAGGAAGTACATCATAAGATAGCACTAACACCAAGCAATATAAACAACCCAGAGATAGCGTATGCATGGAACAACCTAGAGTTATTATGCTTCAGGTGTCATCAACGAGAGACTAAAGGTACTGAAGGAGTAACACAAGACGGACTTATGTTCGATGATGAAGGGCAGGTTGTACCGATAGGGTATGCCCCCCATAAAAACCCGCAAACGCAATAACACCAACACCGAGCACACAGGTTCCTGT